TTAATGATATAGCACGAGCTCTTGCACGTGTGTCTATTTTTTTAGTGCTTGTTGTAACTGTAAATGGTCCTAGTGACGAACTTGCTTCTACATCAGTTGGAAAATCTCTTAACTGTAATGTAACTGTTGCATCTCCTGTTTGAGATAAGAAGTCTGGTATAACTCTTCTAACTTTCATTATGTATTCACCGTCTCCTCTAGTATCGGCTGCACCATTTCTGTTTATACTTATATCAAAATCTCCTGATTCTATATTTGCAGTAATAGCAGTTTCTGCTCCCTCTTTAACCTGGTTTAATCCTGTTTCGTGTTCATAGTATATAGAAACACCATCTGTATTTCCTTGTACATAAGTAGATGAAGTTGATACACCGTTTGTAGATGTGTCATATTGTGTAGCATGTGGTTTACCAAAAATAGCTGAGTCTGACCAAGCTGTTCTATCTAATGTGCCTGTAGTCCATACAGGTCTTTGTGCTGTAGAATCTAAATAATTATAAGTTACAACTCTGTTAACTGTATTAGCACCAGAAGATACATAAAACCAATTTATCTCACCAAACAAATTGTTTAATCCTGCATTAACGTGTTGTTTAGTTACTGTGTTTAAATCATCAAAAACAAAATCTTCTACTAAACAAGGTAGTGATTCTAGTTGTCCACCATATTTAAAAAAACCATTTTCTGACATCCAATAAACTGTACCGTCAACTTCTACTGCAGCGTTCTTACCTATCAATCCACAGTTAGTTCCTACTTGTTCAAAGGCAAATGTAAAAGGTGCACCAACAAAACGCATTAAAAATAATGCTGTGTCTGTCCATACATAAATTGCATTTCTACCTCTAAGTGCGCCCATGATCCGTGATCCGTCGGCCAGTCTTTGTGTGCCTGCAGTATTGTTTGCTGTGGGTGTATACGATGTAATATCTTCTTGGTCTGAGAATCTTATAAACATTTGATCTTGTGTAGATTTTGTTCCAATAGTTGTTTCTGTTCCAAAAAATACTAAGTGTCGATCTGGTGTAGATACTAACATATCACGTGATGCTGTAGGTGCACCACTTGCTATAGCTGCTCTTGTTGTAACTGCGTTTGCATCATCTGCATCCCATGTAAAAGTTTCACCACCAAATATAGTTGCAACTAATTTATTACCAAAATTATCTAATGACCATAAACCAGGTGCTGTAACTATGTCTCCTGACGGAGCTGCACCAAAACCAGCATATGTAGCAGCATCTATAACTTGTGCTCCATCTGAATGTATAGCTGCCGTGGTCCCTGATGCACCACGACTTAAACCTGATAAAGTATTACCGCTTTTAGAACTGTATGTAATAAGTTCTGTTCCAATAATTACTGTACCTGATGATGGAAACGATGTAGCACTAGCTAAAGATAAACTTGTAACTGATGCATTAATACCTCCATCTAATGTAGATATAAATTGTCCTGATTGTGTTCCACCCCATTGACCTAGTGACCAACCAGTGGCTGCTGATTCTACAGCAGGCCCTACTCTATAATAAGCTTGTACTCTAATACCACCAGACGTTGATGCTCCTGAGCCACTTTCGTTAGAAGCCATTGTAATTGTACAGGTTGTATCTGTTGGAATAGTTTTAATTTCAAATTTAACATCATCAAAATTTGTAGATGTAAAATTAGAGTTAGTGATAGATGTAAAATTATCACATAAAATAACATCACCTACATTTAATCCATGTGCTGATGCAAAAGTTATTGTAACTGTTGCTGATCCGTTTGTAGTTGTAAAAGCATTTGATAGAGTTGCTGTAAGTCTAATAGGGTGCACATCATAAAAGATACCACCTGAGTATACATATAAAATTTTATTAGTTCCTAACGCAGCATATTTAATACCTGTTGCGTTTACAAAATGGTGTATAGCTGTGTTTCTTCCTGTAAGCTCTGTAGATCCTAATTGAGCCCAACCACCTATTTTTTCAGGTGTGCCATATCTAAATCTAACATTATCACCGTCTATCCATTGATTTTCACCACCGGTAGCAGTGACTTGTTTATTAAACCCAGGTTGAAATCCTATTTTTTGTAACATATGTCTCTCAGATTATATTAAAGTGCGTTGTGAATCAACGAGTTTTGGGTATACCCAACATAGGTCTTTTATCATACAAATTGGACTTTGCAAAGGGTCCATTTGCATGATTGTAGTGTAAGAACACTTGTCCGCATAGTTTGCCTTGGAAAGGTTCTCTCCAATGCTCTAGTTCGCAGCCCGAGTATATAAGCATATCTCCTGGCTTTAAGTCAACTTTTATTCCTTTAGGTGCACCAGGTTTTATAATACCTTCGTATTCTTTAATAACATTGTTTGCTCCTGTTGGATCAATAAATATAGGCCATGGGTCACCACCTAAACATAAAGTAGTTGATATCTCGCAGCTAGGTCTATCTTTATGTCTGTTTAATATATTACCTGTTCTATATAGTCTTGTGTAAGAATAAGTGGGTATTAAATTTAATCCTGTTTTTGCTTTCATCACAGGTATAGTTTTAACAAGTAGTGTTTCCATTAATCGGTCTGCATATTTTGCATAGGATCCTGGTACTTGTTTATCGTGAAAGTTTCCAACTAACCAATTACTTGAATGCGTAACATAGTTTTCTAACATCCAATAATCTGCCTCTGCTGATATTTTTAAATAAGTATATCCTATATCTGCTAGTTCTTTTGATATAGCACCACGTATAACTTGATATTTATTTTTTTTAAAACTCATGTTTGTATAAAATTATAAGATACTGATATACGCCAGTTCTTTTCACCTTTTTCTGTATTCATATTTATATCTACACCGTGTGGTTGCCATGATGGAAAAAATATCATACGTCCCTCTATAGCATCATAAGCACAGACTCTCCATAATTGTTCAGGTAAATTGTCTATACGTCTTGGCATATATGTATTAGGTCCTGGTCTTGGATCTTCTAAAAATAATTTACCAGAGTTTTTTGGTACTTTAACATAATATACCCCTGACCATAATGAGTTAGGATGTGTATGTGTTTTATTATAGGAATAAGTAGGACTTACGTTAGCCCACATATTACCTAGTCCTAGTTTAGGTGCAACACCATAATCTTTACTACACTCTTCTGCCATTTTAAATAATTCTGATGTTAAAGGATCAAATTCTTTTCTTTGATTCATATCTGTTGGACTATGCCAACCAAACCCAGAATTAGTTTTTACCTCACCTTTTGGCTCAGCTTTACGCCATGCTTTAATATGTTTAAATAAATATTTATTTAATTCTTTTGAGTTAGGTATATCTTTAAAATAAATAGGGGTTGGAAATAATATTTTTCTTTGTAATAAACTCATTTAAAAGGTTGGCCTCCAAACCACATAACTAAAGACCTCCTAATACCTTTTTTAACAGGAGCTACTCGATGTCTAATAAAAGATGCAAAGAATATAGCTTGACCTTGTTTAAGATCAGGCATTTTGTTTTTTTCCATAAATTGTAATTCACCACCTGTAAATGTAGATGGATCAGATAATAAACAAGTCATAGATATTTTTCTAACTGGTGGTTCGTGTGTGCCATTAACATCTAAATCCATATGCCAATCATAGAAACCACCTTTAGGGTATACCGTAAATTGTGCAGGTTCTGTTATTTGTACATTTTCAAAACCAAAATGATTTAGGTTTACTAAAGATAATTGATTTTCTACTTTTTTATACATTTGTGGTAATTTATCAAAAGGTATCCAAGATATGGTTGTTGTTCTTTTTTTCTTATCTATACCACCACCTGGCTTATTTATACCTACTTGTGCTTCTTGTGGTTTTTCTGCATGACCTGCGTTTATAATATCTTGACATTGTTGAGGACTAAACATCGGCTCTGTAGTTGTTGCCATATAAGATTGCCATCTTGGCATTTTAATAATCATTCTAAATGTCCTCCAGCTGTTCTTGATGCTACTGGATTATATTCTACATCCATATTGCAAACTAATGTTCTACGTTTTTCTTTAGTGCCGTTGTAAGGATAAACACAATGTCTCATATCATAAGGAAAAATATAAAAGTCTCCTATCTTAGAATTAGGTGAATAATCTGTTTTAGCAAATTGACCATTTGCTGCACCTATAATTTGTAATCTACCATTCATGGGTTTGTCTGGTGCTGAGTATTCTAGACCTGTATCTGTTGGTAG